GGCGAGCGTCTTGCTGGCGGCGTCCAGGGCGCCGATCCCCAGGGCCGTGTCGGCGCCGGAGATGTAGTTCTTGTTGTCGGCGTGGAAGAAGTTGTCCGTGTTCGCCTTGACGAGCGCCCAGCCGAGGTCCTCGCGGTAGCGCCAGGCGTCGTAGCCGATCTTGACGGGGGCGGTCATGAGGAAGCCGAGGTCGTCGTTGATGAAGTCCTGGCGGGTGAAGCCGAACATCTCGCCGGCGGTCGCCAGGCGGAAGGTGTGGCTCTCGTCGCCGACCTTGGCGTGCTTGAGCTCGCCGTCGGGGCCGACCGGCTGGAAGCCGCCGCCGGTCATCCGGTACCCCGTGTGCTGGAAGAAGTTCTTCGCGCTGACCTTCTTGAACAGCAGCGCCACCGCCGAGGGGCGGCTCTCGAAGGTGCCCAGCATGATCTTGTTCGCCGAGTCGGAGACGATCGACGCCATCGTGTTCGTCGAGAACGCCGCGCGGACCCATTCGGTGTGATGGGACGCAAGCCTCGGCACGGGGCGGCCGTCGATGAGGCAGGCGGCCTCGATCAGGCCGCGGATGCCCACCCGCCGGTAGTGGCGGTGCGCCAGCTCGAGCGTCGGGGCGCCGAAGGCGGCCTGGACCCGCTCGCCGCTGAGCCCCGACTGCATGACGACGGCGGCCTGGAGGACCTGCTCGGTCGGGGCCGCGCCGCCGATGTGGATCGCCGGGGCGCTGGGCCGCTGGGCGCGGACGATCTTCAGCAGGCCCGCCTGGAGGGCCAGCAGGTCGATCTCGCCGCTCATCGCCTGGGCGCGCAGCTCGGCGACGCCGTCGGAGTCGAGGCCCGCGCAGGCGGCCTCGATCTGCTGGACGCGCTGCCGCTCCGTCGCGATCGCGCCGTCCACCTGCGCCTTGATGTCCGTCCCGCCGTCGGCCTGCACGACGGGCTCGGCGTCGGCGGGCTTCGCCTTCGCCTTGGGCTTCGGCGGCTTCGGCGCCGTGTCGGCCTTCCAGGCCGCCTCCAGCGTCGGACGCTGCTCGTCGGTGACCGCCTCGATGTCGAAGCCCTTGGCCTGGAGCCATTGCTCGAACGTCATGATCGTGTCCCCCTGGGCCGCGATGCGGACCCGTGTGTTGTCATCCGCGCCGGAAGCGACGAAGCTCACCTCGGCGAGCCGGCTCTTCCGTACCACGTCGATCGGCCCGGCGAACGAACGGCCGTTCACCTTGACGGTCTGGCCGTGATCGACGTGCTCGATCTTCTGGACCTGGGCGCCGATGCTCGCGCGCCAAGGGAATTGGTTTTGCGCCGTCGCGACGACCTCGGCCGCGTCGGGGCCGGCGCCGCTGACGACGCCGGAGACCTTGATCTGCCGGGCGGTGATCTTCGGCGCGTCGGCGTGGCCGACGATCCGGCGCGGGTCGTGATCGCGGAGGATGGGCATCCCCTCCGGGGCGGTCATCCCCGCCAGGTCGACCACCACGGGGCGGAGGAAGCCGGCGATCGCCATCGCGCCGCCGCTGTAGGCGAGGATCTCGATGGTCGGCAGGCGCTTGGGCTCGGCGCCGTCGGCGGCGGCGATCTCCAGGGCCTGGCCGAACTGTACGACCGGCAGCCCGCCCGAGGCGGTCAGCTCGATCGTCGCCGGGCGCCGGCCGTCCGGCGTGCGCTTCGCCGCGCCGCGGATCATTCGCGGCCGGCGTTTGCTCGCGGGCCTGTGGGCCATCAGTCATTCCCCCTGCGGTTGGCGGCCGTCTCGGCGGCCTCCTCGGCCCGCTCCTCGGCGGCGGCGTCCTCGTCGGCGTCCTCGTCGGACGAGGGGGCCGGCGTCGGCGCCGACAGGCCCAGCTCCTTGATCAGCTCGGCCTCGCGGGCGGCCTGGCGCAGCTCGGTCTCCCAGTCCTTGCCCTGGCGCGCGTACTCGGCGGCGAGGTTGGTCGTCCGGTTGGCCAGGCGCTGCGCCTGCGCGGTCGCCTCCTTGGCCGGGTCGACGTGCTCGCGGCCGTCGTAGAACCATTCGTGCGGGATCTCCTGGGCGGCCAGGAGGCCCAGCATCCCGTATTCCGGCACGTAGGCGGCCTCGCGGAGCCAGGCGGCCAGGACGGGGTCGAGGACCACCAGGCCCAGCTCGCCCTGCTCGACGCGGAGCTGCTTGTCGTAGTTCTGCCAGTCGAGCCGCCCCGACGCGTAGTTGTGGCGGCTGCTGTCGCCGGCGGCGACGGCGTAGGGGATGTTCAGGCAGCGGGCGATCTCCGAGAGGATCGCGCGGACGAAATCGGGATACGTCGTGCTCGGGTGCTCGGGGCGAAGCTGGACGGGCTCCCACCCCTCGGGCGCGAAGATCGCGCTGTTCCGCTCCCAGTCGATCGTCACACGGGGATCGACCTCGGCGGGGTCGATGGCGGCCCCGGTGAGCGTGCGCATGATGACGGCCATTTCCGCGGCGGTCTCGGCGGCGGCGAGCGTCGCCAGCGAGAAGCGGCGCAGCATCGCGAACAGCGGCAGCGCCGGCATGACGTCGGGCAGGCCGCGGTGCTGGCCGGGCCGGTCGGCGCGGAACCAGTGGAGCATCGCCGTGGCCGAGACGCGGTCGAAGGCGTCCCAGCGGCCCAGGTCGGCGCCCCAGGTGTCGGCGCCGGGATGGCGGCGGAGGACGTGGTACTCGGCCGGGTTGCCCCAGGCGTCGAAGCGGATGCCGTCGATCGCCTGGGGATCGTCGGCGGCCAGGGCCGCGGTCGGCGTGGTGACCCGGTCGGCCTCGACGAGGCGGAGGTCCAGCTTGACCGGCGTCGGCAGCGCGGGGTTCGTGACCATCACGCCGAAGCACTCGCCGTCCTGGGCCCGGGCGACGCGCATCGTGCGCAGCTTGGCGGCCAGGCCGACGGCGCGGCTCCAGCGGGCGAACTCCCGCTCGATCCGCGCGTTCACGTCGGCGGAGGGGCTCTGGAGCTGGAGGCGCGGGCCGGTGCCGACGAGGTCGTTGGCGAGCGTCAGGACCATGCCGTGGGCGAAGGAGTTGTTGGCGACCTCGTAGCGGGCCCGGCTGCGGAGCGTGCGGCGGACGTCGCGGCTGGCGGCGGCGTCGGCGGAGAGGTTGTCGGCGGCGGCCCAGTGATTGCGGTTCTGGTCGGTCGTCTGCGCGGCGTCGTAGCGCCCGCGCAGAAGCGTGCGCAGATCCGCCAGGACGTGCTGTCGGTCCCGACCGGTGGACGGCGACGCGGCGGCGCCGATCGCTCGCGCGAGCGCGGGCTGGAGCCCGCTGCCGAACTGACTGACGACGCCGCTGTCGATTTGGTAGGGCATACTCAGATGGCCCCCGGCGGTCGGATCCGCGCGATGCGCAGGCCGAGCGTCCTGGTGTTCTGGGCGACGGCGGCGTTGCCGGCCAGGTGGTTGTCGGCGGCGATCTGGTCGGGCAGGCTGTGGCGCTTGACGCGGATCGAGTCGCCGGAGGCCTCGGCCGGCTCGGAGGCGGCGGACTCGATCGTGTCGGCCAGCGGCGTGTCTGCCACGGAGTTCCCCTGGGCGCAGGTGGGCACGGCGGGAGAGCTCGTGCTTCGCAGCGAAGCGCTGCTTCGCAGAGTAGCAACGACGACCCGCGGCGCTGCACGGTGCGCCGCGGGCCGCCGGGCTCAGAAAGTCGCCCCCCCGGCCGGCTCTCGTTCCGCACGTATTATCGTCCGCGGATGCGTGGCGATTGCAGGAAAACCGGGCCGATGTCTACCGGTAGCGGTCGCGCGGCGGAAATCCCGCCCTGGGCAAACACTGGGCACGCCGGGCACGCGGTCACTCGACGATCGTCGCCCGGTGGATGAACCGCTTGCCCGCGGCGAGGCAGCAGAGCTTGTACTTCCGGCCGGATCCGCAGGGGCAGGGATCGTTGCGGGCGCAGTCCCGGCCGCCTCGGACGGTCCGGCGGCGGCCGGCGCCGAACGGGCGGCGCAGGCGGTTGCGTTTCTTGCCGGAGACGTACTGGCGCATGAGGCCGACCAGGCGCAGCTCGCGCTGGGCGCGGGCAAGCTCCTGGAGGCGGTCGGCCTCGATCTGTGCGGGCGATCGTTCATTCGTTTGAAGGTCCATGAGATTCTCCCGGTTCGGCCAGCAGGGCCTGCGCGGCGGCGAGCTGGTGTCTGTGGAGGCCGTAGATCACGATCCCGTAGCGGCCGAGGTCCTCGGCGTCGCCGCGGCCGCGCCAGAGGGGGCCGATCGCCTCGGCGATCTCCAGGAACCCCTGGCCGATCCGCCCCCGGCCGCGCGGGTCGCGCCGGCCCAGCAGCTCGGCGGCCAGCTCGTCGATCGCCAGGCCGACCGGCTCGGTGGGCAGGCGCTCGAGGATGGCGGCGGCCAGGTCGCTGAGCATCAGCCGTGCCCCCCGTTCAACGGCGGCGGGACAGGCGGATCGGCATAGACGATGCCCGGCGGAAGGCGGCGGGCGGCCAGGCGGAGGAGGACGGCGTTCTCGGCCTCCAGGCAGTCCAGCGTTCGCGGCCCGCCGGCGGCCGTTCCGCAGAGATACATCGGCGGCTCGTTCGTCGCCGTGTGTTGCGCCAGGCGGGCCCCGCAGCCTGGACAGCGCAGAGCCAAAGCGGCGTCGTTGCCGCCGCACTCCATACTTCCGCGTTCGTTCGCATCCATCGGCGGCTACTCCTGTTTGGGCGCCTCGTAGGTCGTCATGCGGCGGCCGCAGTGGCGGCACTCGCGGCGGCGGACGACGCCGCCGGCGGCGCCGGCCTCGGCCGGGCCGATGACCTGGCGTTTCGTTTCGGGGTCGCGCCCGACGCGGAGCCCCGCGTGCGCGCGCGTGTAGACGGTCCGGAAGTGCCGGCAGCCGCAGCGCGGGCATTCCAGGCCGCCGGCCTTCCCCGCGGCGGCGGGGATCTTCTCCGTGCTGTCCGCATCCGCGGCGACGGCGCGGGAGCTGCGCGGCGGTCTGGTCTTCTTCTTCATCGGCCGCTCCGTGTGAGGTCCGCCTGGGTGTAGCGTTTGCGGCCCGTCTGGCGCGCGGTCTCGGTCTCGCCGGGTGTCGCGATGCCGCACTGGCTGGCGGCGGCGGCGCAGCCGACGAGGCAGTCGAGCCAGTGGTTGTCGGGATCGCCCGGGCGGGCGGTCCACTCGTGCACGACGCGGCCCCGGCCGGCGGTCTCGACCCACGTCTCGCTGGCGGCGACGTGCTCGGCGAACATCTCGTGCTCGCGCGCGGACTTGCCGAAGAGGCTCAGGCAGCCGCGCTCGCCGAGCGGGATCGCCAGGCCGCCGTGGACGAAGCTCTTCCAGAAGTTCACGTCGTTGACGACGTGGGGGAAATCCCGCGTGCCCCGGACGTTGGGCACGTACCAATGCCAGCCGTACTGCTCGCCGGGTTTGCGGCGGTATTCGCTCATCGGCTTGTGCCGGGCGCCGATCCCCATCCCGCGGGCGAGCCACATGCTCGCGCCGCCGGCCGCGTGCTTGACGGCGGCGACGATCTCGGGGCCGTGCCCGCAGTCCACGGCGACGCGGGCGGCGCGGAGGACGCCCCCGCCGGCGCGCTGCCAGGAGCGCTGGGTGAGGTCGGCGACCAGCTCGCCGAGCCCCGCCTGGATCGCCGCGTCGCGGCCGCGGCCTCGGTAGCGGCGGGTGAGCGTCTGCT